ATCTAATGGTGGGTTTACTGGATTAATAGTTCCAATAGATGCACTTGTTATTCCAACTACAGATGGAGTTAATTTCTTAGCATCATAATCAGTATTTGATAACTTAAACTTATTATTATCAACTCTAACGATATAGTAAATTTTATCATTTTCAAGTCCACCAGATGGAGATGTTGAAGTGTGAATTACTTTATCTCCAGTTGTATATCCATGATTAGTAATGGAAATAGTATTGTTTACGGTGTTAACTCCTACAGCAGAGAAAGACTTTGGATTTAATACAAGTCTTCTGTTGTAGTCATTGTATTTTACAGTGAATGTCGTTGATATTGATGGATTAACATCAACAAAAACATTATGCTCGTTATTTAATCCGTGAGTTTGAGCAGTAGAAACTGTTACAATGTTTCTTGTAATCTCTCCAGTTATTACATCATAATTTGTGGTAAAACTATGATATACTCCAGTACCAACTCCAGTAAAGTAAAGAGTTCTAGAATTTCTATATGTACTAGCAATTCCAACAAAAGTTCCAGTTGTATCCAATCCAACCCTAATCGTTGCAATTCCAATCAAGTCATCATTTATCTTTGCAACAAATAATTGTTGTCCATTTGATAATGTTTTTGCAACTCCAATAGCGTTCTCTTCATTATAAACTATTCCATTACCATCTCCTGGAGAATATGTCAGCAGATCACCCGTTTTTAAATTATGTTGTCTGATATAGATTGACTTTGTTGGTATGAAAATCTGCGTCAGACCTGTACCTGGATTTGAGAATGATATTGTTGTACCGATACCAACTCCAGACAGAGTTCCAAGACCTACAGACTCTGATGAATCAAAATATACTTGTTTGTTTACTCTATAATCATAATCTGCCTTAAACCCAGCATCTATTTTTAATTTTCTGGAATCTTCAATAATGCTAGTTGTTACAGTATGTGCAGATCCTGTGGTTCCATCAACTGCTCTCAAAACTCTAATTCTTGAGAGTCTTCTATCAACATTCAGAACTTTAACTCTTTCAGACTCAATACTCAGAATGTCATTTTCTCTAATACTTGGGAATGACAAATCTCCAGAAACATTGAAGTAAGTGACGATACCAGTTGCACCAACAGTTCCAATTCCAGAAGAAGTACTTCCAACTCCAACGACAGATAATCTATTGCTGCTGATTCCGGCCGAGTAAGATCCTTCTATCTTTGAAGATGTGGTTGACAGTCCGAGAACATTGATGACATCAAGGTTCTTAAAGTTATGAGGATTGTCTGCAAAAATAATATATTCATTCTTTGTTTCTGAAGGATAAATTTCAACACCACTAATGCTGCTGCTCGCTACACTAATGTTGTTTACTGTTTTTCCTTTGATTCTAGAAACCTTAGCAGATGCACCATCTCCAGAAGTATTTGTATTATCAAATACTACAGAGTCTCCAACTTGATATAAATCACCAGAACTACTAATTCCAATAGAATTTATTGATCCAGGAGAAACTGCTTTAACATCAATTGTTTGAGATAATTTATTTGGAATGTAGACGTATTCATAATTTAAAGTTCCTTCGATTAAATTGTATGGAAGAGTGTTTCTGCACCAATTTGTCTCACTCAAATCGATAGAATCTTGATTCGATTCTTCTTGGAAGTTAAATGAGTTTGGAATATTTTTATAGTTTTCTCCAATCAAATATGGGAAAACAGGTCTCTTGTATTTTTCGAATGGTCCTGAAGAATCTGCAGAAATTGTATTAACAGTGGCAAAATATGCATAAGTTCCTTTTGGAAACTCAGGAGTTACGCAGAATCTTCCATTGTTTTTGTCAAGAACATTTTCATCACTCACTTCATTGTGAGTGTAATCTTCAACAAAGAATCCTTCTGGATAAATTGAAACTGATGGTCTATTTGCTTTTAAATCTAGTGCATAACCAGATTTCATTTGAGATACTATACCACCAGATTTTGTTGCATATCCATATGGTCCATAAATTGGATGACCATCATATGCCCAACCAATAATTGGCGAGTGATCTGTAGATGGGCTTTCAATACTATTAATTTTCTTTAGATCTCTGCTTCCATATAGAATATTTCCATCCTGGTCTACAGAAAAAATTGACTCTCTTAATTTTCTTGGTGCATACAAATGAGAATATTGCAATCCAAAGTTTTCATTTAAACCATTTGCAATAAATCCATCATCTGCTTTGAATTTAGCAAAATTCTTTTCAAATAAGTTAATTGTCCAAGACTGAAGGCGTGGTTGGAACTCGACTCCCTGCCCTGGAGAAGACACATTTACCGTGGTCTCTTGAGTATAGTTTGTACCTCCAGCAATGATTGTGACAGAAGTAAGAGATCCATTTTGTACAACAGGTGTTAAAATTGCACCAACACCTGTTCCAATTATTGTTAAGTCTGGAGGAGAGTTATAGTTTCTTCCAGAATTTAAAACAATAACCTCAACAATTTGTCCATTGTTTACAACTGGTTGAACTTGAGCATTGATTCCAGAATTTAATGTAATTAATGGAGGTCTTTCAAAATTAATAACTTCAGAAGATCCATACCCAACACCATTATTTGATAGGTGTAAAGAAGTCACCTCTCCTCTAAAAACAGGTTGAATTCTTGCATTGAAAGTTTCAGATCCAATAGAAGAAATGCCAACCTTTCCAACCAGAGTAACTGAAATATCTGGATAGTTGAAATTATGAGTTCCTACTCCAACAGAAGTAAGATTTGTGTATTGATTGGTTCTATAGAAGAAATCTTTATTAGTTGTTCCTACTCCAACATTTACATTTGACAGTTTAAAACTATTATCATCTACTTTTGTTAGATAATACTGAGATCCAGATGTAAGTCCTCCAATTGCAGTTCCATCTGCAGTATACTTAACAATCTCTCCAGATTTGTAACCATGATCAACAATGTTAATAGTATTGCTTGATGTTGCAATTCCGCTTGGTGCAGTAGTTCTTTTTTTGTTTTCGTAATTTGAACCTGGAGAAACAATATTGATAGCTTCTACTACGGACTTTTTGTTTACAGATCTCAGATACTGATTACCAACTCCATATGAAGTTAAACTGACAGTATTGACTCCTGCAACAGCATCTGCTTGAGTCTTATGAAGTTTTACAGTAAATGAGTCTTGTACAGATACAAAATATGACGAATCAGTTGTGATACCACCAACAGACGCTTGTCCAGATGTTACATAAGTAATCTGTTCTGCATTTCTAAATTTGTGATATGTACTAAATCCAATAGTAGATACAGTCGAACCAAGTCCAACTTGAGTCTGTGAATTAAACAGTGAGGAATGACTAATCAGATTCATGGTCACAGAAGCTTTTGCTCCCTCACCATTTCCTCCAGTAATACTTACTGTTGGAGTCTCTTCATAATCAAATCCAGGATCCAATAATCTAATTTCTTTTAGGGATCCAGATATTGCAACAAATCCAGTCGCTCCTGTACCAACAGAATCACTTATGTTTACTGTAGGTGGATTAATAACATCATAATTGAATCCGGGGGAAACTACATTAACTTTTTCTACCTTTCCATACTTTACAGAATCATTTGATTTGTAATTTAAAATTTCTACACCGTTAACCAAAATTCCAGTGAATCCTGGAGTAGTTGGAGAAATTGATCCATCTCCCTGAGGAGTCGATATTTCTCTTAAAAGTTTCTGTGTTGATAATGTTTTAAATCTAAACGAATATGGTTTGATAACGTTATCAGTTACCGTTGTAGAATTAGATAAAGTAACAAATTTAGAATTATAGATGTTAGTTCTACTCTTCGCAAATTTTACTGTAGTCGAAGAGATTCTCTTTACAAAATACAATCCTTCATCAAATAAAGATGATTTGATGGAATCAATATTTTCAATTTCTCCAGAATCATTGATTACCTTTGTGGTAGTCTTTTGTGGAGTGTAATAGATTGCATCTCCAGTATAAAAACCGTGATCTGTTACACTTGTAATTTGGAATTCGTCTCCACTGAAAGTTCCAGAAAACTTAATCGATCTATCAGTGGTTTCAATTGGTTGTGATGCATAATAAGGTATTGATGGAGATGCTACAAGATATTTGTCCTCATCTTTATCTTTGTATACATTTTGTACGTTTGTTGTATAGAAAGATGCTTGTGGGAAAGAACTTGATGATACTTTTAGAATATTTTTCTTAAAAGTATAAGTCCCTGTTAAAGAAAGACTTCCCTGCCCTCTTATTACAACAGACTTTTCTGATGGGATATCAACGATTGTTGTTGCCTTTACAACACCATCATTTCCTATGATGGATGCAGAATCACCTAATTTAAAAAAGTGATTTACTTTTAAATTTACTCTGTATGTTCCGTCAGAACTATCAACCAATAAAATGTTATCTACATTATAAATTGGTGATATGTTGTAGAACCAATTGTTTGTTTTAAATGTATTGTCTGATATGCCAAGAGTTTTAATTCTTGCAGTATCTCCTGCTCCGTAATAATAAGTATTATCTGGATATGAAATGCTATTGAGTACGGAATTAATTCTTACCTCAATAGTCTCTCCATTATAATTTGCATAGGCAAATGTATTAATACCAACTACTGTCTTATCTTCAATTGTTTTAGATACGTTAGTACAATCAAAGAATTGATTTAATGATTTTGAAGTATATGATACAACACCAACACTATTGTCACTATATGTTACATACAGTTCTCCTGGGGTTTCAAATCCAACAGTAGAATCAACAGTAATGGATGTTGATCCAGAAGACACTGCGCCTATAACTTGAGTTTTTGGCTGGACAAAAAAGTCACCATAAACAGCACCTTTAACTCTAATGTCTCTATTATATCCAGAATCGAGTCTGATTTTGTAATAAGTTCTACCCGCACCTACTCTAATTTCTTCAATATTGGTAATTGGAGCATATGCTTTATTAATATTTTTTCCGTATGGATTTTGATAGAGAGTTGTATTTACAAGATTTGTTGGATTTCCAAAAATTGGTTCAACAACAATGTTATTTGTTACTCTATATTGTGCATTTGATGGTGTGCTAAGAAAATCTGATGGTTTTATGATTCTTACATCTTCATTGTATAATGCCTTGAACAGAATCTCAAATCCTCTGTCTGTTCCTTTGCTCAAATAAAAGTCCTTGGCCTGTTTGATAAACAAGTTTTGATTCAGACCATCAGCAAGAGTTCTATCCTCTAATCCGGGAATAAGTTGATTTTTGGTTTTCAGCAAAAACTCTTTGAGGAAAAGAGTGCTCAAATTTTTAATATCAGATCCAGAAGTATGTGAATTAGACTCTGTTTCCTTGAATACTAATTGCTCTGGGTTATTCTCGCTCTTATATGATGTGATTCCACTGAAACCTCTAATGCATCCAGTAAAGGAAAAGTCAGTTTTTCCTTTATATGTAATAACTTCATCATCAATTTGCAGCAATCCATAAGAATCTGGAAATCCCTTTGTTCCAGTAGGAGATTTTGCAGCATCTACTGTAATGGTGGTGTCATCAAAGTCAATGGCAGATCCTAAAACCACAGAATCTGTTAAATTAGTAGTCTTGTCTAATTTAACATATTGGTCAATATTTTGAATTAGATCAATTGGAGCACCTTGATACTCCTGAGCAATATAATATTGCTTCAGAAATTCTGATATTAATGGAAAATCATCCCTAACATACGCAGGGAGTTGATTTTGAACAATATTGTTAAATTGGACTCTTTTTTCTGACATTTTATTATTCTACAATCTTAGTAAGATGAACCAGATGAACCAGAACCAGATGTTGTGGTTACGTTAGATACTGTTTGGTTGGTTGTAGTCGTAGTTGATGATCCGTTTGTTCTACCTCCAGAACGAACCAAGTTACCATTTGGATAACTTGATGAAACCACATAATTTGATGCGGAGGGATCCAGTCCAGAAGAAATTTCGTCCACAATAGTTTCAAAATTGCTGTTATTAATATCTAGTTGCAAATACAAGTCCTGTAATCCGACAACATCATTTGATTTTGGTGATGTTGAAATTTCAATGATTGTTTGCCCATCTTTCACTTTTCCTGACAAAATATTGATGGGGTTCAGTGTTATGACACCCTTTGCATAGTTAATAGTTCCAACATTTCGTCTTACAATAGTTGGACTTTGTGAATTTTCTGATGGAAGAGTGAATAAAAATAGAGAACCAGTGATTCTGTCAGTATTTGGTATATCTGAAAGATATACATCTTGTTGGAGACCACTAATTCTGAATGCAGAGGTCTTAATATTGTAACCATCCATATATTTCACATAAAACTCATTTCCAAAACCAATTGAATACTCTGCAAAAGTATTCAAAACAACTCTTAGGTCTCTTCTTATATTAACAGTCGTAATATTCGATGTAATGGATTCATGACTGTTGTCAATGATATTCAAAAACTTACTATACTTGAATCTTGCTCCATATTTGTTCAATTCTGAAGATTCTGCGTACTTATTAGAATTATTTTGAACAAGACTTGAGACATAAGCACTTGAAGGTGCAAGATTGCTGTTATAATAAACCTTTGAGTCTACTTCAACATACAAATATTTGAGATCTAGGATTTCTGGAACAATTCCAGCAACAGAATACTTTTTAAGTTTTAACTTAATGTCCTCTTTTGCCAAATTTGAGAGAAAATCGCCAGTTCTGGGTTTAATACTGATGAAAACCTTTCCATACTGAGGAGGAACTAACTCTTCTCCACCAAATACTGAGATTGACTCTGTTTGTGGAAAGATTTTTGATGGAATTAGCGTTTCATAGTCATTTGGAGTCACTGCTCTGTTCTGTGCAGCGTAAACCTTTGGTGCAAACTTACGAATTGAGTCCACAGACTCAATATTTTCTCCTCCAGTTGCAGGAGAGATGGTCGTAATAAGAGAAATTCCTGAAGTTACCGTATATTCTACTGAATTTCTGGTGTAAGTAAGTCTTCCAGAGAAGGTAAATTGATTTGCACCGTTTGCAGTGTCCCCACTTGACGTAATGTAGTTGACTGTAATGAAATTTCCTTCTTCTAATGCCTTTCCAAAGACTCCATCACCAAAGAAAATCTCATATCTTTCATTTTCTATCTCTTGAAGATAGAAAACTTTTGAGTTTGAGTCAATATCAAGTAAATTTTGCTGTAAATTGTACTTAACTTGAGACGTTGACTGCTGATTATTCTTAACAGTAACACTAATTAAGTCGGTATCAATGCCAGAGTTAGGTAAAATGAACTTTTGATTTGGATTTCTTGAACTATAGGTGAAATTTGAGGTTAAAAGTGTTCCCTCATAGACTGGAATATCGTTAAAACTAGCAATTCCATTAAAAACAGGAACTGTAATATCATCTACAATCGAAAAAATCAGAGATTGTCCACCAAAACTGCCTGCAGAGGCAATAACAGGACCTCTTCTAAGCGTAATTGATGCTGGAGTTGGTGTAATATTGTTCGTATTAACGAAAAAACTGATAGTTGCTGAAGCTGCTTTCCTTGAACGTGGCAGATATCCAATATTTCTTGCTAGAGAAACAACATTTTCTCTTAAAGTCGCACTATCAATGAACACTTCATTTGCAACCATGCTTGCATTATATGAAGTGATGTACGTATTGTAAGCCAATACGTCAAGAATCGTTGAAAGATTAGATCCTTCAAAATCGTAGTCAGTAAAATTTGAGTTTGCCTGTAGATAATCTCTCAGGGATTGTTTAACCTGATTGAAATCTAGGTTAGAAAAGTTGACTAGTGGCATTTTTACCTAGTTGGTTGCAAAACAAATTGTAATTCTTGAGCAGGAACATCTGCTCCAATAATTTGATATGTAATATTGACATCAAATGAATTATTATCAAAGTCTGGATATGCATTTACATCGATCAATCTTACTCTTGGTTCATAATTTGTGATTGATTGTCGTATTTCATCAACAATTGCAATTGCAGAAATATTATCAACATTTTCAAATAGAGATTCTGAAATCCTTGATCCAAATCTTTGACTAAAAAATTTCTCTCCAGGAACAGTAAAAACAATGTTGCGAATAGATCTAGCAATTGCATTCTCATTTTTGAGTGCAAGCAGGTCTCTAGTCAGAGGATTCCTCTGAAAAGTCATACTGATATCTTTGAAACCCTGACTTACCCTCTCTAAAGGCATGAAATATTATAATTCTACCTTATTTATTATCCTTTTATTGATCCATAGGTTGGTTCAGTACCATACTCCCAGTCATCATAATCATCATCATTACGAATTTTTTCATGAATTTCATTTTGAATTGCAAAATCGTGCTTTTTAGGTGTTAAATCATCGTGAGCAATCTCACGAAGCATTTTTTGATGTTGATGATTTGCTAGATTGTCTAAGAAATCATGCATTTTTTACTCCTGATTAATTTAATCAGAACTTTTTTCGGGGTTACTATCCCGTTCTTTAGCAGTTTTCCAGAAATACTCATCCTCACGACCCATTCCAAGTCGTTCAAAACCATTCTCAACTTGATAATAACGAGTGGATACCTTGAAGTCAGGCATCTTTGGTTCAACAGGTGTCAAACTATTATCAAAGATACGCATTCTATTATTTGGATAGAGTGCATACTGTCCATTATTCAATTCAATTAGATTGTGAGACTTGTGTTCTGCTGGATTCTCTGAAGTATAGCAATCAATCGCATTAATGTCTTGATGATAATTATCTAAAGTACACACATATGTACCTTTCTGAATACCAAAGTCTCTTGTATATAATTCATAGTCCATACTACCAATAAATTGCTTCTGAACAGCAACTACACCATAATCCATACAGTTCCAGAACTGTAGGTTGGGAAGGTCCA